TAATCCTACGGCTTGCCCTGTTCTACCACCATTGGCTAGAGTATTTAGATTAAAGAAAGGGGATGTATCAATTAAAGCAAAAGCCCCTGCTTTATCTTCCCAATTTTTATATTTTGTTTCGTCAATGTGAGAGCCTTTTACCGGAGCGTATCTTATACCACCTGTTAATGCACTATCGCTACCTTTGTATGTTCCTGCCGCCATATCAAAAGTTTCGTTATCACCACTAATTTGACCAACACTTTCTACTTTGTATACTCCATCGTGTAAATTAGTATTGTATATTGCAATGTAGTCGCCTACTGATACGGTGTGGTCTGAGTGAGTTATTCTTAATTTAGTAGATTGTTCACTAATGCTAGTAGCAATTTGATAGTTTGTATAATTGACAGGTTTAGAAAATGCACCGCCTGTTGACGGGTCGTTAGTAGAATCTACATTCCAAATTAGATAATCAGATTCAGATTTTAATTCAGTAAAATCATCAGGTGTTCCGTCAACATTAAATTGGTCTGCAAATCTAAGTTTAAGATTGTAATTTTTGCTAGTAGGAAATATTAAACCAAAGTCTTGTTTTTTACTTCCACCATCAGCATCGGCTTTGCCGTTGTTTCTCATATCTGACCATAACAACCATATGTGTTTGTAATCTGATTGTACGTTTAGTAATCTTACTTCTGTCGCAAAATTAACTCCATTTGGGCCGCCTACCATTGCAGTAGTTGGATAAGTCTTTGATACATATTGACAACCTACTAAGTATCTATTATTACCATCAGCGTGTTTTCCTTTGTAAATAAAAGTAGTGTAGCCGTGCTTAGGATGATATAGTTGTGCTATTCCCCCACTATTACTAGCACCTGTATAGGTACTGTTATCTCCCGAATTAGAAATATGTATGCTATTAGCATTTAACAATACAGAAGATTTTATTGGGTCTGCTCCTGCTGATACCCTTTGTATCTGACCAAAGTGATACTTAAACCACAAAGAATCTGCTATGTCACGTAGCCAACGTGCGTGTACTGCTCTATTTGCCGCTTTACCCAACTCAGGTACTAGGTCAGTCTGTGCAGTATCTTTACACCATTCTAGGTCACTACCTAATACTTTTAGGTCATCATTAATGTAATCACCAAACTCAGCACCACCATAATCTGTGTCTGTTTCTATTACCCAAACATAACTACTGATGCCACCACCTACTTCGTGAATATCAAAATAATTACCTGATTTTATTATACTAACTACTTTGTGTTGAACATTAAACAAATAGTCTACACCACTTTGATTTGTTGTGCCTGTACCACTTACTAATTTACTTACCATAAAAGTATCGCCGGGTTGTAAAGGTGGAGTATCGCTACTTGACCAAGAAGGTTGACTTAGAATAAAATGTGTTTTGTCAGTTTCGTTATGCGGTGCGACAGGATGTAAACTTCTAGTAACTATATTTTGCCATGCCCCTTCGTTAGCCCAAGTATCAGCATCATATATGTAAGGCTTATACTTACCGGCATATTGTATTTTTGCAGTTTCAGCAACATAAACATCTTCATCAAAATAAAGTACCTGATTACCATTTACGTCTGCGGTAGCCTGTGGTGTTTTTGCTACAATGTTGTGCGCCGCATTGTTAGCGTTAGTTATTGTAACTGCCCCTGACGACCAATAACCTGTTCCGTTTAGAGTAACACATAATTGTTGTTGTGAGTTACCGTATCTTTCATGGAAGCCTAGCACACCCACACCATCGTAAGCATCTTCTATGTTATTAGGCCCAAAAACATCTTCGTTAACATACATCTGTATAGGATGTCCTGAACCCAACTGTGTTCTTTGCTCTAACAACTCAACATAGGAATCATCTTTGTCAAAACCAACCGTAGGTTTTAAGTCTTTTAACTCTCTAACACCCATGTTCATTACTTCATTAAATCCTTTAGAATCATACAACCAATACGCATTTCCATCAGCATCATTATCTAGAGCATCTTGGCCTATTTGCCACATAGGTATTATCTTATCTAACTGTGAAATATAATCTATACCTTCAATTTTGGCTTTTCTCCCACCTACAACCGCCTGAGTTATATCTATCTTAGAAATAATACCTTGCCAAAACGGTCTGTCTATTCTAGCCGCACCCATTTCGCTTGGGAAGAACAGTATTTTCCAATCTGCTATACTACTAGACATAAATATATTTTTGAATTGATGTGAATAATCTGTTATGCTTGTACCACTATCATTAAGTTTGTCATCCATAACGTCAAACTGACATTGTGATGAACCATTTTGTCTAGTTGCCAACTCAAACTTACTAATTGGTGCTATTTCTCTTCCGTCTACGTGGTCAGTAAGAGGATGATACAATGCTACCCTGTCTATCATTACATTGATAATAGAGGGAGTTGAGTGTGACGAAGGTGGTACTGCTTTTATCTGCCAACCGTGTAGTTGCTCAGGAGTAATTGTAAAACTACTAGTAGTCTGTTTAAGCACACCATCTTGATACACTTTGTATTGGTCATTATCATAATCTAGCAGTATGTCTAAATCAATCCACGAATCATCATTATTATAACTAGCCGCAGTAGTAGTTGCAACATTACTTGTACCCCAATTGTATTTCATAGGGTGTGTGTCATATCCTGACAGGTCTAATTGATAAGATACAACAGGATTGTCAAAACCATTCATCTTGTTAGTTACTGTGCTACTGTTACCACCTAATTCTAAAGTAACTCTAGGTGTTAGTTTTGCACTACCTGTACCTACGCCAAATGACCTTACTGCTAGCCTAATAGTAAATATATCTTCGTTAAGTCTACTGTTTAGTGGACTATCGTAGCATATAACTTTTCTACTGCTTGAAGAATCGTGTTGTGTATGGTATGACTGCACACACAAGAATGGTGTTTTAGCAGGGGATGTAAGATTAGCAAATGTATTGTACGCCCCTGTGTGCGACCAATCGGCCGAGCCTTCTGAGTTTCTAAACTGTTCTCCTGCCCACACTCCCGCTAAGTGCGCTCTTTGTACGAAGTTACCTGTGGATGAAGCCATTTGACCTGCTACCGAATACCCACCTGCTAACTCAAAGTTACTTTCGGTGTAACTCTTCATGTTTGCTCTACCAAATGTAGCATCGTTATCTCCTGTTGCTACTGCATAATGTTTGCTAGTGTCGTAAGAAGCACATAACAATTGATAAAAGTCACTAACTCCTGTTGACCCGTTACCTGCATACTTGTATGTGTTTGCTATATGCCCGTCAGGATATTGTAGTTGCGCTCTACCCGCCCATCTGTTAGAATCCTGTCTAGTAGTATCTAGAGTTACCCACTCAAATATACCCTTGTTACTCATTAGTTTATCGGTAGTAGAAGATACATAAGAGCCACCTATACTTCTTTTTCTATCAGCAAAAGACCAACGATATTTAGGGTTGAGTGTTGCTTCACCATTCATAGGATTTCCAAAGTGAGTTTTTAGGTGGTCATAAGAATCAGATAATGAAGGTGCGTTGTTATCATTAGGAATGGCTCTAGACCCTGTAAAATCATCGTAATATCCGGCAAGCCAAATACCATAATTTTGATTAACTTCTCTCACCATATTATCACTCTCTACGAAAAGGATATTCCTGATACACTTCCGGCTTTTCTCTCTATCTGCGCTAAAATCTCATTGGCAACTTGGTCTGTGGTCATGCCGTTGAAGTTGTTAGTCATTATGACTTCTGTATTGGTTATCAAAGTTTCTACTCCTTTGTTAACTACTTGTTTAACTAGGTCGCCTGTTACATTACTAGCGGCAAACCCAAAGAATAATTCTTCTCTAGCGTTGTCAAAATCATACAATGCCTGTTCAGCGTCTTTTAACTCATCTGTAATTGCACCTACGCTATTAGCGGCGTTGGCGGCTTGTATACCTGTTAGTTTGCCCATTGTCAATTCTAATGCTTCTGCGCTTTCTATACCCGCATCTGATAACTGATTGTATAATCCAAGTAACTCATTAGTTTTTTTCGACGCTTCCGATATTGCTATTGATTGGGCTAACATATGGTCAGTTACCGCACCATTATATTGTGCGGCTCTAGCCATACCATTCCGTTGTTGATTCTGAAACTCCTTTTCTGCTCTTAATTGTTTCATGCTTGTTGCTAATAATCCATCTATTTGCTCTTGAGATAAATCGTTAATTATTGATTCTGCTTTCTTCAAATCCAAAGCATTTTTTTGTTCAGCATTTGTTTTTTGTAATGCTTGTAATTCTGCTTCTAAATCAGAAGTATTATCGCCTCTATTTTTTGCTTCTTCTATTGCGACAGTATATTTTCTTATTTGCTCACTTGTTTCACCATACGCTTCACCTAAGTCAGTTATATCCATAGCAAAGTTTTCTACTATTTTCTCAGCATCCATCAATGGGCTTGCGGCTAATAACTCACTTGTTTCGTTAAACTTAGTGTTAAACAAACCAAACTTTACTGCCAAAGCAGATATAGCCATACCTATAAGCAAAGCACCACCACTAGCGATAGCCATAGCAGTTAGGGATGCGGCCGCACCCCTAGCGGCGGCGGCAAGTCCTTGTGTAGCAAAAGCCGCTTGGAATTGTGCCACACCTAATTTTTCACCTACCATTGCACTAAAGCCTTTTGCGGCCGCTTCTCCGGTAACTGCGGCAGTAGATTGCATCATACTCATAATAAAGGGAAGCATACTCATTGTGCTTAGAACGATAGCAGTCCTAGCACTTTTTTCGCTATCTCCCAACATAGTAACTGCCATTGAAGCCATCATAGTAGCCATACTCATTCTAGACATAACTGCCGTTCTTGCTTGCATTGATTTCATATTTGCTTCCATAGCCGCTTTGTCTACTCGTTCTGCGGCAATCTTTTTCATCAAATCTGCGGCAACTTGCTCACCAAACTTCAAAGTAAGTCTTTCTCTAAGTAGCCTATTGCTCTCTTCTCTAGATTGTATCAAAGGAAGCATTTTTGATATTTCTTCGTCTATATTATCCAACTGTCTGTCATACATCGTATCTAAGAAAGCAATAGCACTAGCCTCATCAGTTATTTGTTGATTGTAAAGCCTAGTAACTGCGGCTTTTTCCGCTCCTACTGTTTTATATTCCTTGTCTAGACTCAATCTTAGTTGATTTCTAATTAGACTTTCTCTTTCTGCACTACTTAAACTTTCTACTGCCGCTCTTTGCTCATTTATTTTTTGTATTTCAAAAGTTTTTTGGTTTATTTTTTCCTGACTTATTTGATTCAATGCCGAATTATCTAAAATAGTTAACGACATCAGGTGTGCTTGCTCATCGCTAAGTTTAGATGCAATCTGTAAGTGTTGGCTTTCCATAAATAATAATTCTTTTTTTGCTTGGGCCATACCTTGACTTAAACTTATAGACTCTTGTTGCATTGCATTTGCTTCATCCTGCTCTTGATTTAATCTACCTAAGAAATCTTTTCTAACTAATTCTTGTCCGGCAATTGCTCTTTGCAAAACTGCGTATGTTTGAGAAGCAACGTTAAGTTGTTGTAGGCTAATTGTAGTTTGAATCATTGGCCCTAATACATTTCTCATAGTCTGCATAAAGAATAACATACCGCCTACTGCACCCTTTAGGCCACCTGTGGCTAACTCACCCATTGCTATTGCAAAATCTCCCTGTCTTTCAGTAGCCTCAGTCAAAGCAGGTACTAAAGAATCGCCTATTGCCGCTTTGTAATCATGCAATCTTGCTTCTGCTATTTGTAATTGCACAACCTGTTTTTCAAGCCTTCTGTTTACCTCATCTTGTGCAGGTGACATTAATAGGGTTGCTTCTAATGCTAGTTGCTCTACTCTCTCAAAGTTTTCTAGCAACTTAATCATCCTGACGTAGTGCCTGTTACCTGCTACAATCTGAGTAGTAGCCTGTAATTGTGCCGCACCCATACCTTCTAGTGCGCCATCTAAGTCACGTAGTATATCTGATAGTGGTCTTAACTCACCATCTGCGGTGCGTGTAGCAACACCTAGTCTATGCAACTCATCTGCCGCTCCACTAGTGTTTGCTCCTAGTCTAGCGTAAATCATCCTAAGCGCACGACCACCTTTACCTTGCTCTTCACCGGCTTCGATAAGTGTAGCCGACATAGCGGCCATAAATGCTATACTCTCACCTGTAAGGTGTGCTTGGGATGCAAACTGATTCATCACAAAAGTTACTTGCTCCATAGTAGCGGCCGAGCGGTTCTCTACTGTGTTTAGTTGGTCGAGAACCCTCATAGAGTTTTGTCTAATTTTTTGCGCTCTTTCTTCCATATTTAGATTGTCTTCTAATCCCGCAGTCATAAAATCTGTCTGTTGTTGCAAGTTAATCATACGTTGCATAGCGGCTTCGGTTTCCATACCGCTAATCAAACCAAACTTGATACCTATTTCTGTACCTGTGGGGGTCATTCCCGGCCCTAATACACCACCTAACTGTGCCATTCTAGCACCTGCCATCAAAGCCTCATCTGCGGCAAAACCAAACGAATGACCTATTTCTACAATATTGTCAGCAATTGCATCAAAGTTTTCTGCTTCTTGCACAAACTTTTCAAACTCAATCCTTGCTTCTGCTACCTCTCTTGCAATAGGTATTAATTCATCTACGATAGCGGCAATAGGCTCAGTTAATATCTGTGCAGTTTCTTCAATACCGCTAAATGCGTCAAGCATAAGACTGTTCATCGTAGTTGACATAGCCTGTGCATCTTTCAGCATACGTGCGGCTTGGAATGTACCTATAACATCGAAATAAACTCTAGATGCACCTGCTCTTAGGACTACCATTAGTATGCCGACTAATACAACCATTACAGGGCTTGTTACGCCTATTATATCAACAGGAACAATCATCTGACATACTCTCCACCTAATGCCTTACGGCTCGCTACGTAATACTTTAGACCTAAGTGTTGTTTAAGCCTTCTTGATTACGTTTTCTAGCCTCTCTTCTAGCGTTCCTACGGGCTACGACTGAGGATGCGTCATCACCTCTTAGTGGTGTTAAGCCACCCTTACCTTTTTTAGAGGCTTGTTTAGTCGCATCTGCTATTTTGTCGTTGATGTCTATGGCTACGTTAAGGTCTAACTCAAGCAAGTGTCTACCTTCCGGTTGACTATAATGCAACCATAACTCAGACGGTAGTGTTCCTTTGAAGGCCATGCAAAGTGAGGGTGCGACCCTCACGAAGTCAAAAAATTGACTGCACCTTCCTCATCGTCACCACGTATGAAAGCAAGTAAAGGCATCAATTCTTCTAGAGTAAACAAATCAATATCAAAATCGGCAGGTTCTATAATACACTTAGGAAGCCAATCAGTCAACTGTGCTTCTATACCGCACCCTGCTTTATCTAAAGCATCTGCTAACTCCATTTGTTGTTCATTACTCCAATCTTCTACCTTATCCATGTTAAATGACTTAAACACTCTAGCCTGAGCGTTACTTAGTTTTAACTTAGCAAGACCTGATGCTTGTTTAAGGGTAATTTTTGTTCCATCGTCTAATTCAAACTCTTTCTTTTTTACCGGCATTCTTCTTCCACTTCCTTCTCTCTTTTACCTTTCTTGGTAATTTCACTTCACTAATCAGACGGACTGTACCATCTTCCTGTACTTCCCATGTGCCGATACTATTAATAAACCGTTTGGATGCACCGGCCCTTGACATACCATCCGACCTACTCAGAAAAGATAATTTACTCTTCCTCTTGTTTTAAGGACTTACTTTTAGGCTTAGTTTTCTTTGCCGTCTTTTTAGGAGCGGGTTTCTTTACAGGCTCAGGAAGAATCATTTTTCCTCTAGGCCATTTCTTAGCAAATGATTTACACTTATCTTCTGACATAGCAAGCACTTCGGGATGCCAATTTTCAGGTATCGCATATCCTAAACTTGCGGCCCATTCTAGAGAAACCATATTTAACAACCTCAGTAGGCACTAGTCTGCAACTGTGCGCCCTTCATCTTAACCATGATAGCCGCCGCCGCACCTTTAGCCTTTGAATCGTAGAAGGCTTGGAAGTTAACAGACATTCTAGCAGGGTCACGACCGCTAACTGATGCTTCGGGGGCTTCAAACCTAACGTTGTAGAGAGTAATCTCCATGTGGTCTGCGTCTGTTGCATCCTGAAACTTCAACTTTAGTGCAGGTCGCCCTGCTCCACCGTGTAGTTTGTGAACGGCAGTAGAAGTAGCCAAGTCTGCGTAAGTAGGCTCTCCCTTTAGTCCGGTAGTATCGGAATAAATAATCTCGTTAAACTCCATACTACCTGTAATTTCCCTAGTCCTTGAAGGTGGGATTCTTTGAATTGTGTTTGCTCCGACTGCGTAAGCCGAATCAAGGTCACGGTTGATATTCATTTCTAGACTGATAGACTGAACCTTAGTAGATGTGTTTAGTGAACCATCTACGTACAACTCAGCACCGGAAAAGTGTAGAGCGTCTACATCGTTACCGGAGAAAGAAACTCCTGTCTGAATAGCAACAGGTGTTTGTTCTGCCTGTCCTAAAAAGTCAGCAGATGCCATAACGTACTCGTTTAGGTTTGCACTTAGGGATAGCCTTGTGCTTACCATACCTGTGAAAGTGTGTTCCTTAGCCTCTCTACCCACACGGATAGTAAAAGAAGGATAAGCGTGTGAAGCCGTAACAGGCTCAGTAAATACGTGCTTGTTTGCTCCACCGTTAACTGTGGTAACTGCACCGCCGTTTGTTCCGCCTACTGCCGCTCTTGCCGCCGTTTCTCCTGTTAGAACAACGGATTGTGTATTTGCTCTACCTGAACCCGGAACAGTAATGTAACCGTAGATTTTGCCCGGCTCTATTCCATTACCATAGTTTTCGTATTGTAGGCAAACTGTGTCGTCTGCTACTGTTCCCATAGCCGCCGCACTAGAAAAAGTGTTATCTGCTTTGTAAGTAGTAACTCCTGTCAATGTGTCTGTGCTTACACCTGTGTATGTAAAGTATGTTCCGGCAGTTGTAGAGTTGTCTGTGGGTGAGCCTAGAATACCGTAGCCTATGTTAGTAGCGTCAACTGTTAGACCTGAGTGAGTAGCCCATGCCGCTCCTTCTCCTGAGTGTAGAACAATTGACTCAGAACCATTTGTACCGCTTAGGTCTTGTGCGCCATCTACTGCGCCTATTGCACCATTTCTGACTTCCCAATATCCGATAGTTTCAGAACCTTGTACCATAGTATTTTGTGTTTCTGTGTAACCGTAGCCTCTACCGTCAACTTGATTTGAGATTGCGGCAAATGCTACTGCATCCCAAAACTCGTTTTCAGCAGTTACGGGTAAGAAAGAGGACATAATGTTCCCCATAAAATCGTCAGGTTGAACGGCAAAGTTAACTGAACCTTCACCATACTTGGTGTTAGTTACGGCCTTTGATGCCACCTGTCTGCTCATATCGTTCCTTGTTAGCAAGTCGAAAGTTTGCTTAAACGACTCGTCATCTACTTCTCCAAAAGTTTGTGTTCCGCTTGGCTCTACTCCGAAGGTAGTTTCTTTCTCAATCGAAACATATCTATTTATCCATTCTGCTCCCGCCATATTGATACCTCTATGTGGCTTACTCACGCATTATGTGTCTTATCAACATTACCTATGTGTCATATTTATTCGGCGTATGTAATCTAGTGATAAAGTATGCACACAAATGGTTTCATCGCTATCTAGTTTTGTGTCAAAATCAGTCTGAAAGCCCGTAATACTATCCGTAGTACCCTTTAGTCCTGTGTTAGTATACAACTCATCAAATATTTCTCCTATGATATTTAGACCTGAGCGGTACGCTTGTTCGTAGTTAGTATCTTTAGTAGTAACGAATATTTCTACTGTGTAATCTTGTGTAATTGTAGACCCGCCTAGAGTTTCAAACTCTCCGTTACCTAGACCTCTAAGAATAACGTGTACTGTTGGTGGGGTAAGTCTGTTACGCATTTGTGAGGATAAGTCATAACCATATATGATAGAAGAATCTGCAACCTGTGTTTTTAAGTACATTCTGTCAGAATCCCTAAGTTGTTGTACTACTGACAACCCCATTCTAGCCAATGCGTCTTGTGCAAAATCACTAGTCATCAACTCTTCGGGATTAAATGCGCCACTTGTACTTACATATATACTACCCCATCTTACCGACCCACTTGTATTACCAAACTTTACGCCCGCACTACTACTTGCAGAACCTACTACTGAGTAGAAAGCATCGTCACCTTCTGCATTTCTTAGTATATCGTATACGTATAGTTTTGCATTACCACTACTATCCATAGTTAGTCTTAGTACAAGTGGTACTGCATCATCTTCTGTTTGTAACATATCTAAGTCGGATATACTTACAGTAGTAGTACCTACTAGGTCTAGCCCTGTACCATTTCCCTTACTTCTAACTTCTACTCTTTTTGTACCGTCATCAATAACTAGTATCGGGTCTGCCGAGTCAGGAGCAGTATCAAAGATAAAAGAGGCTACCATAGTATTAGCAGTACCACCACTTATACTATAACTAGAGTTACTTATAGCCCAATAGTTTCCATTAGCAGAACCACCACTACCACTAAACGAAAGACCGTCTGATTGTGTAGGGTTGCCGCCCCTCATTCTACTATTCCATATTTGTTTTGTATTTGCTATACTCATTAGTATACCCCCGTTCCTATTTTCTTAATCATATCTGATACTAAAACTTGTGCCGTCGCATCGTAGGTTGCTTGGTCTAATTCTCTACTAGTAGTAGATAGCCACCTACCCATAAACTTTACGGCAGGGAAACCCGGATGATTACCTTTAAGTGTTGCTATGTAAGTGTCGCCCCTACTTCTCCTTGCCCCTGATGAGGCAAATAGCGTCACTAGTTTGTCGCTAAAAGCAAATGGCTCTACACCATCCTCATACATTTCGCTTAGGTTTACTGTTTTACCTTCGTGACCGCCTTTTACACCGGTAGGATTATCTGCTTGTGAAGGCCATTCTCCGTCACCATAAGAACCGGCTACGTGCCTCATAAATCTGCCTCTACTTTGCCCCGTAGCAGAATCAAACATTTCCATTGTGTGTAGTGACCCTTTTAATACGTCAAAAACATCCCCTTTTACTTTTTTCATTCTATCTTTTCCACCTAGATGTTCTGCTATATCTAGAAAAGTAATAGCGTGACGCATACCTTCATTGATAGCAAATCTTTGTGTTATTGCTTGTGATAGTCTAGCGACTGTTGCTAATTCCCCTTCCATACCGTCTGTTAAACCTTTCTTATCAAAATGTACGCTAAAACCTAGACCTACACCACCTATACTTTTAGTGCCTATTTGTCTTTTACGGGTTTGACTTGCACCCATTGGTTTGTTAGCATCACCGACTCTTTGTTCCCAATTATCATATCTTTCTTTTGACCTATTTCTACCTAACTTATCTAACTTACGCATCATTTTTTTCTCGTTATTAGTAATTGGTTTTTTGGGGTTTAAGCCTCTTGGCATATCTCCTACGCTTGGGTTTTTTAACCGACCACCTGCTCTAGTAGGTAAACCCCTTCTACGCATTTCTTTGTCGGTACTTCTTTGTATTTTCATTCTTGGTACTTTATCACCAAGCGGATTACGACCTCTATTGCTAGCCATTTAATCACCTAGTCTACTGAGCCTAGATGTGCTAGCCTTCGTAGATTACTAGTGCCTCTCGCTCTCATCGTGTTTCCTCTTATACTCTCACCGTCAATAAAGAATGTTCCCTCATCTTCCATGTAATACGCCGCCGCTAGGTCAGCACATATCTCACGTAGTACGTGCGCCATTTCTCCTTCTTGAACAGTTACATTATCTAAGTGGTCTGCACTTATTCCTGTAACTCCTGTAAGTTGATTTGTAGATTTACCTGACCATGCGAATGAATCACCGTCTATATTACCGTTTCCGGCCGTGCTAAACGCCGTTCCTGATGTCAGGTTGATTGTGGTAGCCCCTGCACTAATTGCGCCGTCTAGCGTGGTCTGTGCGGTTTCTCTACTAGGAACATTTCTACCATAATCTCTAAACTCTTGGTCTATGTCAATGCTAGCCCTGCGGATAGCCCTAGTCAGTTTGTTACTTGCCTGTGTTCTTTGTGCGCTATTTAGCCCTAGCCTAGAACCTATATCCATTGTAGTACAATAATATACCATTTATTATCACCATTCCCGTATTCGCTACCATCATCAACAAAAGCATACGCTTCGTTAGTTTGTTGTAGGAGTTGAGTGTTTCTTGAATGTTTTTTAAGTCAGATGTATGCACATTGTTCATTCCTTGCGCTCTACGTAGATGCGTAATAACGTCATTACACCACGTATGCCAATCATTTCCATCCATATAATCACATTTGAGTTACGCCTAAAGCCGCTCCTACTATCCCTATTAATGCTAGTAAGGCTTTTTGCATATTAGCCATATACGTAGCAATAAGACCGTTTGTGATTTCTAACTCGGTTGCGACCTTAGTTAGACCGGTCTTAGTTTCTATCTGTGACTGCACTACTTGTTGTATAAGGGAGTCATGCTTTTCTACGGCATTCTCTAGTCCTTCAACCTTAACTTCTAGGACTGCTAGTGATTCACTCATCCGAAGCCCTCAACCTTGCAATCAACTCGTCTTTCTTACCGCTAACTGCAAGACCTTTCTCCTTTAGAGCGTCTTTCAATTCTGCCACCTTATACTTATCGTAGCCATCTTCTAGAACCTCTAGTTGGTCTTTTGCTTCTTCTACCTTGTCTTTTATGTCGTCAACGGAATCAATGATTTCATCTAGGGTAATCTTACCATCAGCCGCTAGAGCCTGATATTTCTTATAACCCCATGCCGCCAATCCTATTAGTGCGGCTACTGCCACTAGGAGTATTTCTACATCATCTAGAAGGGATGACGATTCATTGATACAATCAACAATACAATCTGCTATCGTTTCGTTAGTGCTATTATTCTGCATTTTAATCACCTTTCGTATATTATTTGTTTAACTGAGGAAAGTGGGATGACTGTAAAGTGCCTCTCTTCGTTACCTCGATAAAGTTTGTACCCATGCGGTGTTTCTTCAATGTTTACATTAGTGTATGACTTCTCCGGCGGTTGATATACTATCTTACCTATTCTTTTTGCCACACTATCACCGTTCCACTATGATTTATTGGTGCGTTGCTAGTTATATTAAAATACCTATCTTTTTTAGAATCCACTTTAACCAACCCTCTTCAATATCCAAACCTATACCGTCTTTGTCAGACATCACTCTTCCTCTTCTGCCTGAACAGGCGGAGAAGAATTGCGATTTGCTACTTGGGTAGATACTTCTCCCAAATCATTTCTCAATCTTCTAGAACAGGCATCAACATCATTGACAAAAGTTTCTAACACACGGATAAATACTAATCTATCTGTTGCTACTTGTCTAACTCTTTGTAATTCTGCTCTTAGGTTTAGGTTTTCTATCTCTAGTGCTTCAACACTCACTTCACTCATAAGCCTACGATGCGTTGTAGGTATTTAAGGAGTTACGTGTGTATTAGACCCATAGGATGCTTGTCAGCAAACCATGTAGGTTGTTTTGCGTAAGCATGAAAATAATTATCAACATCTGTCAATACTGCGTTATCTCCTACGGCGGCTAGAACAGTAGCAGGTAAATCCAATAGAGCCTGTCTGTAAGCCTTCAATTCGTTTTTCTGTGTAGTGCTAAGGTCATCATATAAAAGTGGCTTAGATTGGAAAAAATCAATAAACTGTTCCAAAGCACCATCTCTACAAGCCCTAAACTTCGCCCAAGACTGTTCCGAAGTCATTGCGACATCGCTTGCACTACATACTGTTCCTTCTACTGCGCTCCATATATTTGTACCCATAATTATCATTGCCTCTCAAAATACGCTGAAAACCTAGCAGGGCCAACTTTTGTTGATGTGTTGTAACCTGATGGTGATTCTACTCTTACGTTAAAAGTATCTCCTGCTGAAAAATCTATGTCATAATTCGTCTTTGATATGATAAAAGCATTACCGCTACTACCACTAGCATTACCCGTCATGGGGTCATTCTCTCCCGACCCATTCTTGAATATGTCAATCGAGAGATTACTTGAGCCTGTGGATGAGTGCTTGTTACCACAATGAACATAGAGAGCCTTAAGAGTGCAATCGCACCCAACAGGAATACCGAAATCCACACCGCTTGAGGACTTGGTAGTGTTCTGTGCCCCGTTACCATACGAGAAGGAGAATCCGTTAGCGTTACCTGCCCCGCTTGTGGATGATAGGTAATCGTCGGACTCTTCACCGAAGATAAGGAATGAATCTGTGGAAGAGCCACCACCACCACCCGCATTAGCATCTACATACGCCTTGATAGATTGTTGAGTTGCTAAAGCCGTATTGGAGTTAGAGGACATATTATCTTGGTCTAGAACAGTTGTAACTCTAGCACCACTACCACCTAACTGTAAACCATTAACAGTAAAATCTGCAACCGTAGTGCCTGTGACTGTTGTTTGGTCGCCCGCAACCATTATTTCTACTATTGTTGCGGCATTTCCTTGATTTGTTCCACCACCTAATTTTACTTTGTTATTACCACTAGAATCTGAATCACCTACTAGTAAAATAACAGGTTCTTCGGCACTTTTGTAATGTGGCATACCTACTCTACTAAACTTTCTAGTATTATCTGATATTGATGAAGCAGTTACATCGCTACCCGTAATTAAACCAAACTGATTATTGCCCGGAATTATACTTAGCCTTCCACTACTAAAAGTCAATCCTGATTCTGCATTCATGGCATCTGTGCCTGTTGCAGTTACAACCCTATTGTTGACACCATTTGACATAAAATCAGATACATCTACGCTAAAAGTAGTTGTAGATAAATTAAGGCCTGTTCCTGCTGAATAGGTTGTATCGGTATCTAAATCATCAACTACCAAATCAATAGTACCGTCAGCATCTTGATACGTTGCACTAATTCTAGTTTCGGTGTTGCTACTAAACATAGCACCAACTATATCTTGTACTTGTTCAGTAGAAAGTTGAGTGTTAGTATTAGTATCAGTAGATGCAATGGTTAGTGTTCCTGCCGTGTCATCGTAGGTTACACTTACGTTTGAACCCGCAGTAACTACCCCTGCTACATAATCCTCAACTTGTTCCTGTGATAGTTGTGTGTTGGTGTCTGTGTTAGTAGTCTTACTTGTAAAACTTAAATTACCACTAGCATCTGTTGTCAATACTTGACCTGCACTTCCATCGGCCGCAGGTAACTTCCAAGTTACATCGCTACTAACAGTATCGGGCGCACGTAGAGCGACATAGTTAGAAGTATCTGCATCATAGAATCTAACCTTTGTCTGTGACCACATTCTCATATCACGCCACGAACCAACATGGTCAGACATAATTCTAAATATGTTAGAACCATTAACATCTGCATATATTCCTGTTTGACCATCTAAGTTTAGTAGCCCTGTATCGTTTTGTATTAAACCCTCAGTACCACTATGGGTAATAAACATATCACTACCTGCACCAAAATAAAGTCTTTGTGCATCTATTGGAAGAAATACGTGTCCGGTGTCTGAGTTTATTTTTAATCTAACAATACTAGTATCTGCGGTACTTTCTGCTTGACCATAACCTGCCATCGGATTTGAGTTACCTGATGTTAATTCTAAGTTGCCTCTACCATAACCATCACTAGCAGTCCATCTTACACCACCTGCTACTCTTCTACCTGTATGACCTGACGAATAATCATTGTTAAAGAATAGATAACTACCTATTGTATCTCCTGCGGCTAAAGAAGCATCTGTTGATTTCAGTAAAACGGAAGGGATAAGTCCACCTATTGTCAAGTCATAAGTACCTGCTTGACCTATATTACCTAAACTTATAGAGCCGCCAAAATCAACATTGTCATCAGTCTGTGTTCCAAAGTGTATATCTCCACCTAAGTCTGAGTTTAGTGCAGATATTACTTCTGCATCGGATAGTTGTGTATTGGTATTAGTGTCTGTTGCGTTGATAGTAACCGAGTCATTTGTGGCGTTTGTAGTAATGCTTACATTGCTACCTGCTACAAAGGTTAGTGTATCAGTAGTTGAGTCTGCCGCAACTGTTGTCTGACCGCTTACTGCTACATTACTAAACGCATTTTGATTTGCTTCGCCGCTAGCACCTGCTTGATTTGCCCATGTTAATGCCCCCGAACCATTTGTTACAAGCACTTGATTTGCACTACCGTCAGCATTAGGTGTAGTACCCGGAAATGTAAGTATCTCTCTTCTTACTCCCCAACCACCGTCATCTGATGTAAGTGCAGTACCTACATCTGCTTCTCCACTTCTAAAGTAAAGAGGCTCAGTATCAACGCTATTGGTTGAGTGGTCAGAAGCGGAAAATATCTGCCATGCTCTATAATTGTCTGACCATCCTTTCATAGTAAGCACCGAATCCCAACTGTTAGTCGAGGATGCTATATCGTCTGTGAATGTAAAGACCGCAGATTTGTCTGAAAAATCTGTCGGCCTCATTTCCGTACTTGTTGATGGCCCTTCATCTCTAGCATCTCTCAACCTTACTTCTGATACATTGTCGCCTATCCATGTCTTTACTCTACCCATAGTGGTTTTACGAGTAGTACCACCTGCTCCGTCATCTATAATGAGTAAATCTGCATCTTGGATGCTTGCCCCTATGTCTGTAAGACCATCTACATCTAAGTTAAAAGTAGTGCTAGATAGGGCTAGTCCTGTTCCTGCTGAATAAGTAGTATTTGTATTTGCGGCTACTGAAAATACACCATTTGTAGCAGTTACGTTAGACCCCGCCATTGCGGTTGCTAAGTCTGCTATGGATTCTTTCTTAGTTGCCCCTGTTGATGAACCATCTAAGAATAAGATGTAGTCATCAGCAACCGCTACTGCGGCTTCTGTGGCTTCACCTAAATCCACGTTAAAAGTAGTACCGCTTAAATCTAGTAAAGTACCTGCTGAGTATGTGGTATTGGTATTAGTATCAGTAGAAGCGATAGTAATATTATTTGCATCTGTATGTGTTAATGTAACATTAGAACCCGCTACAAACTTAACATCTTGTGTACCTGAACCTGCCCCACCCTTAGTTAACCTAAGTATTATATCGTCAGTAGAATCTACAAAAGAAGATGTGTATGTGTTTTGTGTGTTAGTATCACTTACTGTATTAGTGAATGTAATTTTATTACTACTTCTAGCAATACTAAGACCTGTTCCTGCTTCAAGAACAACAATATTACTACCACCACTACTATTAGTTAGAGTTATCTTTTCTTCATCAGTATTATCACCATCAGAAGTACCAAGTGAATAGGTAGTATTTGTGTTAGTATCAGGATTTGCTACCCACTCTAACTCATAACCACTAGAAGGAAATGCTAGTACATCCCCTGCACTAGCCCCTGTGTTATCTGCGGGAAATACAAAGGTCTTGTTAGTACCATCGTGGCCTAGTGATAGTTTACCTAAGTGGTCTATACTCATTACCTTTCTTGGTGTGGTGTTGTTACCTGTCCAAAAATCTATATTTGAGTAAGATGAAGAACCACTATTGTAAATCCTAGAGTTTCTATCGTCATCGGGATTGTTCAGCCTAATACCTCTATTTGTTTTAATCACAAGCCCATTAGTAGTATTAAATTGTAAGTCGGCTTCTGCCGTAAGTGTGCCGTCGCCATCAATTGTCAATACTGAATCTGCGTCAGTAGAGTTAGTAATATCTAAAGCAATAGTCATATCGTAAGGGTCGCCATCTGAGCCTGTGCTTGTATCAGTCCAATTAGTAGTAATACCTGTTCCGCCAATCAACTTGACCTCTTTACTATGACTAACAGTAACTTCTGTACCATCGCCATCTTCTAGTTGAAATGTAGTGAGTTGATTTGTATTTGTATTTGCGGTAAAACTAAGACTACTTTGCATATATGCTTGAATAACAGATACATCCATTCTCTTCAATACACCGCCATCGCTTAGGACTAACTCATCTGTGCTTGCTAGACCACTAGCCAACTCAGTTGCGTTTGTAATATCACTTACTGCGAAACCCGCACTACCTGATGTGTCTATTTCATCTTGTAGATTATCTAGAGTCATGTACTTAAACTCGCTTGCTGAGTTATCCCAAATAATAACACCGTCAGCACTACCGCCGCTATCTGCTACGCTTTCGTCAATCGCAGTTAGGTGGGATATTCCACCTAGCGTATTTAAGAAATGTATTTCACCCATTTAATCACCCCACTAACGAATCCATTGCTATCAGATTCCAATTTGACCTTATTTGTGCCGCTCCATTACCTGCTTCTGTGGTAGTCACGTTACCACCTGTGTTATTAACAACTACTAGTGCAAGATAATCATTTCCGTCAGATGCAGTAAGCGTTTTCCATTGTATAGGAAACTCAGTCGTATCTCCTAGAGAAGCATACTCAGTTTGGTTTACAGTTGTAGAATCTTTGATATGACAAATTGTTTCATACGTGGCTAGATAGTTAGAAGAGTGAGCCGACGTTTGGCTACCGTCTATCTGTATAGTCACGTGTACTTTAGCAGACAAGAAAGTTTCTAGAGAAGCGTTATCACCATAGTTAAATTGCCCTACTATTACTTCTGTACCATTATTCCAAGAACCGGCAAAAGCCTCTCTAGTAGACGCATACACGTTTACGCTATTAGGTCTTACGCAATCAAAACTACTAGGAGCGGCCGTACTCATACTAAATCCGCTAGTAGTGGTTAGTCTAGCACTACCTTTACCGACATAACTAGACCCCGTTACCTGTGTTCCTGTTACATTTCCGCTAGAAGTAAGTGAGCCTGTTTTTATTTCTCCACCTACGTGTAAGGGAGCAGTAGGGGATAATTCATGTATTCCTACTCTCGGTGTACTTGTTCCGTTTTCTTGAAAAACCATTACAGTGTTTAGGTCTGTTCCTGTGGTATCAGCCATCATAAACTTAGCACGGTCTGTTCCTACGTGTAGAGCAAACTTGTCATCGCTATCATATGAAACAACTAATTGTTCATTGTTAGTGCTTGTTAATTGTAACATACCTGTTGATACTTTACCGGTACTAGGGTTATAGGTAAGGTCGCCGTCAGACTCTAGACCTATGCTAGTGCTACCATCAACATCTGCACCTGCGGCAAATACAATAGCGTTATCCTCATTTGTGCTTTCGTTATCTGTAACTACTACGTTTGTGGCAGTAGTAGCAGTAGCCGAATTACCTGTGCAAGAGCCGGAAGAGCCGCTTACGTTACCTGTGACATTTCCTGTGACATCTCCTGTTAAATCACCTGTAATTGTACCCGAAACTGTAAGCGCACCTGTTCTTGCTAATTGCATTATGTTTGAACCTGCCGCATTTCTCCAATAGAAAGAATCTGCATCTCCATTATCTCGCAAAACGAATCTTAGATGTCTGTTGCTTGGGCCAATAATATCGCCAAACAAATCTGTACCTGCGTGATTTATAGTTAAGGGGCTAGTCATTGTCAGGGAAGTTAATGTACCGACAGAAGTAATATTTGTCTGTGCGGCAGTTTGTATTGTTCCTGTTACATCACCTGTTAAATTACCTGCAAAAGCAGTAGATGTTAAAACTCCCGTATCAGGCTTGTAACTTAGTTTAGTTTCTGTTTCAAGAGCCTGAGAACCCGTTGCACCATCTACAAAGACAGGATAAACAGTCTCATCTGTTTCCTCGTTATCTATAATGTTGATAAACCTAACATTAGCCCCATCTATTGAAGCAGTACCACTTAAATCAGCAGACCAATCATAATGTTCTGCGGCAACAAACCCTGCTAGGTTATCGTGGTTTACTGCTACTGCCGTTGTCGCATCATAGTTAAGTGAACCATCAGCACTTGTAGTAATCCTACTGTTTAACCAAGCATTACTATTTGTAGCCCCTGTTCCGCCACTACCAATTGCTAAAGTTGCAGAAAGACCTGCCGCCGTTCCGCTAGTATTTTCATTCTGTAATGCTATTGTTCCTGTGGAAGAAGGTAAAGTTACTGTTATGTCAGAAGTAAGTCCTGTAACTCCTGTTAGTAGTGTCTCCTTATCTGTATGTACGCCTGTTGCGTTACTTTCAAACTGTATTCCGCCCGATGTGCTAATAGTTTCTACATTGTTAGTCGTCGTAGTACCTGTAAC